AAGAATGGTGGTCAAAGATTGATTACTGTTTTAGGATATTTAAGAGATGTGCCGAAAGGAGGTGAAACTGGTTTTAATCATCTAGGTGTAAACATTCAACCTAGAAGAGGCAGTGTCATTGTGTGGTGGAATGTAGAACCAAACACAACTAAGAGAGAAATCAAATCTCAACATGCAGGTCTTCCTGTATTAGAAGGAGAGAAGTATGCTTTCAATTTGTGGTTTAGAGAAAAAGAGTTTATAAAATGATAACAAGAAAAGAGTTTACAGAACAAGTTGAAAGACTTATAATAGGTAACAGAACAGATGTAATGAGTGCAATACTTAAAGTCTGTGAAGTTAATAATGTAGAACCAGAGGGTGCCAAAAGATTACTATCGGTACCTCTGAGAGAAAAACTTGAAGCAGAAGCAGAGAGTTTAAAATTAATTAATCGTCAGAAAGCCAGTCGAGGTTCTTTGACAACTTTCATGAGTAAGGAGTAAATATGAAGAAAGGTGATATAGTATCAGTAATCACTATGAGTGGTGAGTATATTGGTAAATTAGTTGATGATAAAAATGGTGTTGAACTATCAGACCCTAGAATCATCGTAAATGGTCCAGACGGCAAAATGGGTTTTGCTAAAGGCATAGCAGTGACAGGTATCGTGAATCCTACAAATGTAAGAATACAAAACTATGTATTCATGACAGAGACTAACGATGATATAGTCAATGCATACAATACAGCAGTGAGTGGCATTGCAACACCTAAAAAGAAAAAGATTATAGTAAATCAGTAATGTCAAGTCGAGAAGGATATGATAGTTATCAATTGTATCTTGCGATGAAGTTGCACTTCAATAGTGAGAACTATAACTTTGTGCAATACAATGGTCATGTAAAGGCAGACTTGTCTTCGTTCATGAAACGAAAAGACAAGTTTCACTTTGCTAAACTGGCAAGAAAATACAAAGACAAACTCATAGACTTCTACATTGCAAACTTATCACAAGGTGATTATTGGGCAGGTGAACTTCTAGAACGAGAAGCAGAAGAGAGATATACAGACTGGCGTAAGAGAAGACAAAAACTTTCGCACATGTTTGAACAAGAAGTAAAACAATTATTAGAAAAGAAAACAATACAAGAAGTTCTCACTTGCACAGGTGGTCAACACCCATATTTACTCAAACAGTTTTTAGGTAAAAAAATATCTCTCGAAACTATGTGTATACTAGATGAGATTACAGACTACAGTAAATCTTGGAAGAAACTCATATCAGAGAACATCGTATATCCTGGTGTGCATCATAGAATAGACAAATACAAATCATTCTTATCTTATGATCAGAACAGATACAAAAAGAAATTAATAGAACTATGCTCTACTTAGTAGGAAACGGACCAAGTCGTAAAGACTTAGATTTAGAAACACTAGACAACTGGTGGGGAATGAATATGGTTTACAGAGACCATACACCTGATTTATTATTCGTGCAAGATGTCGCCCCACAAAACGAAATGATTACAGACCAATACTACAAGAAACATCCTGTTTGTGTCGGAGAATGGAACGAACTGCCTATGGAAATGTTCGACATTATGAAACACGGATTGCCAGGTGAAGTGATTGAAAATCGAGTCGAGGGGGATGATAGATTTGTAGTGCAAGGGGAAGACTATCGAGGCGAAGGACAGAGAACTTATATGATTGGATATTCCTCTGCGGAGGCAAACAACATAGTTATATATACAAATGAATTGCTCAAGAACACTTTTTGTGGCATCTATGCATTAGGTTATGCAGTGCATCATGGTCATAAGAAGATATGTCTAGCAGGTTATGATTCATTACAATACGGTGATCTACAGAACATTTATGGACCTGATGATTGTTACACTTATAATAAGGTGTATACAGAAGAGAATTCAGGTGTGGGAAGGCCACAACAAGCACAATTTGTTGCATTGCTGGAACACATAAATAAGGATTATCCAGATGTAGAGTTATTTTTTAAAAACTCTATTGACGGATTCGATAAAATCGAATATACTGATATAGTATCTCGATTAAATATCGAAGATAGGTGGGTTCTAGGCACAGCGTGTTTTGAATCCGAACTTTAATAAGATGCGATACAATGCAAATACAATGCAATACAATGCGATAAGGAGTATAATACAATGTCTACATCTTTAGATAAATTAAGGCAGGCAATGGAGTCTGCATCACCTACACAAGGTGAGAAAAAATCCTACGATGATGATAAATATTGGAAACCAGAACTTGATAAATCAGGTAATGGTTATGCAATAGTTAGATTCTTACCAACACCAGAAAACGAAGAGATGCCATGGGTGTCTTACTTCGACCATGGTTTCCAAGGACCTGGCGGTTGGTATATTGAGAAGTCTTTAACGACTCTCAGTAAAAATGATCCTGTTAGTGAATACAACACTCAGTTGTGGAACACTAACATCGAAGCAAACAGAGAACAGGCTCGTAAACAGAAGCGTAGACTTCATTATGTGTCTAACATCTATGTTGTTTCAGACCCTAAACATCCTGAGAACGAAGGAAAGGTATTCATGTACCGTTATGGTAAAAAGATTTTTGAAATGTTGAAAGAGGCAATCTCACCAGCATTTGAAGATGAAGCTGCCATAAATCCTTTTGATCTAAGAGGTGAGGGTGCAAACTTCAAAATTAAAATCAGAAAAGTTGATGGTTATTGGAACTATGACAAGTCTGAGTTTGATAGTCCTGCACCACTTTTTGAAGATGAAAATCAGCTGAATGATATATATACTACGCTGAATCCTTTATCTTCAATTATTGCACCAGACCAGTTCAAGTCATATGACGAACTGAAAGAAAAACTTGATAGAGTATTAGGTTTATCTGGTGAAGTAAGCACATCTACTGCTGAGTCAGTTGCTGAAGACCTTGAAGAAGTGCCTTGGTCTAATGTCAATACTGAAACAGTAGCAGACGAACCTGTAATCGCATCAGCAGAATCTTCCACAGTTGGTGATTCAGAGGGAGACGAAGCGATGGATTACTTTAAAAAACTTGCTACTGAGTAAGTTTTTTATTAGGGAGTTGTAGTGTATAATATGTGTCCGTGTTTGCTACAACTGACTATGACCGTGGATATGGGGGTATCATAGTAGGGGAAAAGATAACAAGAACTGATGCGGTGTTATCTGGTGTAGAGCGAGGTTGCTATAAAAGTATGGGGCGACTACACATCTTTAAGAATATATTATGACAATGGTAAAACCGAAACTAAATCCTAAAACAAGACAAGTTGAATCTTTCGACCGTATGTTACGAAGATTTAAAAAGGCATGTGATAGAAAAGGCATAGTAAAAGAATGTCGAGACAGAGAATACTATGAGAAACCTGCCAGTAAAAGAAATCAGCGTAATCAAGCAATCAAACGAAAAAAGAAACTTGATGCTCGTAGATCAGAATTAAAATCTTACAGGAGAAAGTAATGAGAAGTAAGAGAGAGAAGCGTATAATTAGAAGACGCCTATTGTCTACAATATTGGCGTTAGGATTCATTCTAGGAGCGCTTTATATATTCTTAGTCAATCAAACACCTTTGAAAAACTATTACGATGCTCCTATCGAAAAGGACGATGGCACTCGTTATGGGTAAGGGAAGTAAACGAAGACCACAAGTCATATCTAACAACGAATACGATATAGCCTGGGAGCAAATCTTTGGCGAAAAAAGACCTAAGGCAAGGAAGAAAACACCACCTCATGCATCTACTCAGGTGCATAAAGATAAAACCAAAATAATTCCAAGAAAAACTAAACACAAATAGCATAAATAAGGGTATGGCCGATACCCGAGAAAAATACACATCAGTAAGAAGAGAGCGTGGAGAAGAAAATCTAGATATATTATCTAGACTCATAAAAGAAACTCCTTCTGAATATGCAGTCAGATCAGAAGAAGCTCTCAGATGGTATCAAGAACAAATGAGGTCTGTAAGACTTAGTGCAAGAGAGTTTATGCGAACTGCACCTTTAGATAAGACTAGAAGAATTTTAACTGGTCGTTTCTATACTTATTTCTATCAACCAAAATACAGAGACATATTGCCTTACTATGACATATTTCCTGTAACATTGATTATTGATTCAGACTCTAATTCATTCTCAGGTTTAAATTTTCATTACTTGGCACCTAGATATAGAGTGTTATTATTGAAAGAGTTGTATCAATACATCGTTCAAGATGATGAAGAGGCAAATGATATGCAAAATAAGATTCGTATTACATGGGAGATATTAAGTAAGACTGCAAAATTAAGGTGGGCAAAACCTTGTTACAAGAAATACAGATTAGACCATGTAATCGGACCTGCCCTAGAAATAACACCAGACCAGTGGGATGTCATGGCGATGTTACCACTTGCAAGATTCAAAAAAGAATCAATAAAGAAAGTATATGCAGATAGTAGAGAAGCTGCTTTTAAAACGAGGAAAATTAGATAGTAAAAATGGGTATATTCGATAAAAATAAATCAGCAATAGACAGGTTAAAAGCCAATATTGACCAAGGTGCAAGAGCTAATAGATTTGAGGTTAGGATAGTTTGTCCTTATTATAAATCTGAAAAGTTAGGTATAAGATGTGTTGATGCACAAATACCTGGTCGTCAATTTGAAGTATCAGATTGGTCAACATATGGACCTAATATTAAATATCCTTATAATGTGTCAAATGATAATCAAGAGATAAGTTTCACTTTTTTATGTGACTCTACATTTGCAGATAGATATCTTATAGACGCTTGGATGGCCATGATTTATACAGGTGACGCTAATGTTAATGCTAAAGAAAAGGCACTCTCAGAAGCCGATGCAGCTGGGGTAGGTGGTGATATACCATCAGGTGTGGGCGTTGCAAATAAATTTGCAAACTCAGCGCACCCTATGTGGGCATATTACCAACATTACACTGGACAAATAGAGATAGTTCAGTTTACAAGATCAGAAGAATCATCATTAATTCATACACTGTATGAGGCATATCCTATTGCAATGAATCCGATGCCTTTATCAGCATCAGGCGGTGAAGACATCATGAAATTCGAATGCACATTTGCTTACAGAACATGGGATAGTGATTATATTGCACCTAATCCTGTGAGTGGAATAAATAGAGGAAGAAGAATTATTGACTCGATTCTTGCATTGAAAAATTTAAGAAAAGGTGGAAATAAAGCAAACGATAGTCTTCAAAGGTTTAGTGATAGACTAGCGAAGTTAGATGGTATATTTGGTAGCAAAGGATATGATAAAAAAACAAATACCACGCCAGATATTAAACCATCAAAGGTAAATGATAACACACCATTTAATCCTAGTCTTGGTGCGTTCTAGTTTATATAATAGAGGAAATTAGTAGGAGAATAAATTATGCAATTACCTATACAATCGGCACCACAACATAGTGTCGTTTTACCTATAACAGGTAAAAAAGTAAAGTTTAGACCATTTCTTGTTAAAGAACAAAGAAATATGTTGATGGTCAAAGAGGACTCTAAGGCAGATTTAATATTTGATTCTTTAGTTCACATGTTAGAAAGTGTAACAGAAGCTGATTTTAAAATAGATTCTTTACCAATGACAGATATAGAATTTTTGTTTATGAATGTAAGAGCTAAATCAGTTGGTGAAACACAAGATGTTCAATATCCTTGTAGACAGAAAGATTGTGGTGGCACCTTAAATTGCAAAGTAGACATATCAAAAATTGAAGTAGAGAAACCTGACACTGACGGCAGAATAGAGTTAAGTAAAGATTTGAAAGTTCAACTCGAAGTGCCATCTGCTAAAAAAATGATGAGTGTTATAGATTTGAGTGAACAAGACATGATAAAACAACTGATGTTGATTTGTATGACTAAAATTTTTGATGATGAAAACATTTATGATTTAGCTGAATATAGAGATTCAGAAATATCCGCTTTTGTTGATAGTTTGACTATGGAACAATTCGGAGAGATGGCTAAATTTTTTGAAAATTTACCATCTGTAAAATTGCCTATGAAAGGCATTTGCGATAAGTGTGGTAAAAAAGGCGAACAAGTGATACAGGGGTTTGTTAATTTTTTTTAATAGCCCTTTCACATGATAATATAACTGCATACTATCAAACAAACTTTCAAATGATGCAACATCATAAGTATAGTTTGACTGAGATAGAGAATATGATACCATGGGAAAGGGAGATATACACAACACTCTTGTCTCAATGGGTTGAAAAAGAAAATGAAAGAAATAAAAAAATGCAAAATAAAGCAAATAGAAGGAAAAGATAATGGCTGAAAATACAGACACAAGTAGAAACGAAGTCGAAATAGACTTAGATAAGTATATGTCTCTCATCGATAAACTCGATGAACAAGAAGACAAGATTAAAGAAATGCAAGAAGAGGCCAAAAAGGCACGAGATCAACTTGCACCACCTAAAAGAAAGATGATAGATTTATTTCTTGATGATAATGATATCAATGAAAAATCAATCATAGGTTTCATATCATTCTTTTTAATGACAGTATT